GCGTGATAGACACGACACCACCTTGAAGGGTAACGCCACCGACCGTATCGTCACCGTTGTCGAAGAAGAGTGTCACGCCGCTGCCTTCAGTAATCGTTTGCACACCGCTGCCCGGTGCGATGATCTGGATCGTCGTGTAAAGAGGCCAGTTGACTTGACTACCACTATCCTCCAACGTGATCTCATTGTTCGAGCCGTCAAAGTAGTGACCGATCCAATTGTCTGCTCGGTTGTCGGTCGTGTTGAAGTTGAAGTCATTGTTGACCTCGACGTTCGCGCCGAAGACGCCTCCCGATATGGCAACGACGAAATCGTTATCGGCGTCGTCCGTGTAGCGGAAGCGGGTCGGTACGTCGTCGTCAATCCAAAGTTGACCGTTAGCGACGATGTTCGTGTCGGCTGTCGGCTGTTCCATCAGGTAGAGCGAGCCTTGAAGGCGCATCGCGTTGCTGAAGTTGACACGAGTCGGGGAGCCAAAGGCTGTCATCGTAATGCTGACCGTGCCGTTGTCTACCGCAACGCCACCGTGAACGATAAAGCTACCGACGGTATCGAAACGCAGTGTCAGCGTACCCGAACCACCACCGATGCCTTCGTTTCTCAGGAAGCAGTCATTTGCGAATGCCAGATCTTCGAACGTGAGTCGCATACCATCTTCAAGCACCAGACCGTCATCGTTCTCATCCATGCCACGAATGTTCAATTCGGTCATGCCATTCAGATCGAATGTTGTCACAGTCCCGACGCGAATCTCGAAGACGCCTGTACCTTCAATTTGGAATGCTGTGCCAGTCCACCTGAAGTTTGAGTCACCTTCTACTGCACCCGGACCAGTGAAGACTGCAATCTCGTCATCAGCTGGAGTGCCATCAACGGTGAGACCGAGGACATCGAGCGTAGCCTTCCGCATCATCCCCATGCTGTCGTCCCAGAATGCAAAGGTATCGACTGCCGTATCCACGCCTAATTCTAATGTGAGATTATCAACGTCCAACAACAGAGTGAGATCAGTCCCAAGATCTCCACCTCCATCCAGACCACTGAGTGCAGGAGTGAGAACATCACGACCGACACCGAGGTTGTCCATCGCTCCGTCTGCTGTCGTTGCTCCCGTGCCGCCCTGACCAATGGTGATCGGGAACGCCACACTGGTCGATGATGTCGCGTTGATTACGTCAGTGGCATCGCAGTAAAGAATTACACTCTGCCCTTGCGGGACAAATATTCCTGCACCTGCAGCGGTAGCAATTTCAAGCGTAAATGCACCGCTCGTCTGATTGTCTGCCCAGTACTGTTGCGTCGTGTTCGGTACGACGATGCGTCGGTTACCTGTCAATGCGCCTGTGAATCGATACGAAATTCGATTGAGATTTGCACCAGAGAGTACGAAGTCACCAGATCCCGGTACCGCAAGCGATACGAAATCGAACGCAATGGTCGAAGCGACAGTGAGTCCAATGGTGAAGAAGTCAGTACCGTCCGTGAAGATGAAACAGCTGCCATTCGGATCAAGGTTGAGACTTGCGCTACCATCGATGGTGCCAGACGGAGGCACAATGTTGAGCGTACCGCTGCCCGCGTTGTGCAACATGAAGAACCAGTTGTTGAAGACCACTCCCGCTGACGGCAAATTACACGTGCCTGCGCCTGCGGTGTAAACCAAACACTTCGCTCGATCACCATTGACTACGGTGAAAGGTGTTACGGCTTTAACATCTGAGTCAATTATCTGATCGAGCTGTGATCCCAGAGGCCGGAGACCATCACCAGCCAATGTCGAAGCAGATGCCTGAGTAGCTGCGTTGCCGCCTAACTGGAACTGTGTCCATACACCTGCCTCGGTCGTATTGTCGGTTAGAACAATGACCCACTGCTCACCGGGCTGCACAGATTGAATCGTGCCACCTGTGCTATCCCGCACAGTGAACTCATTGCCGCCAACATTGTTGAACGTCGCCTTATTGCCCTGCGAAGTGTTTCTGGCATCGGGCATGTCGATGTTGAGTCCACCAGCCGTGGTGTTGGTATCGATGATGTCTGCAACAACGTCGCCGCCCGTGATCTGTTGCTCGGTCGGCCACTGCAATACAACATCGATGGCTGTGGTGAGTGCGAGATAAGTGACCCTCGATGGGAAGATCAAATTGCCGCCAAATACGTCGGAGTAACCCATTAGACTGTGTCCCTAGTAACTTGCCTATCGACAATGCGCTTGATGTCTTGACCTTCAAGAATTGCAATGTCCTTCTCGTAAATCTTTTCCCATGTGGGAATGCGATCATCGTTCTTTAAAAATGGAGTTGCCTGCAGGAGCGCACCATGAAGCAGGGCGTTCGGGGCAAAGTCCGTCGTCCAGTTCGTCTGATTGGTGGCATCCAGAAGTGCAGGCAACTCCCAGTAGTTGACCTCGAATGGGTAGGCAAAGTCTGCCGACGGTACAAACAGCCAGTTGAAGTAATCGTAGTCAGCGTAAAATTTCGGCTGAGCAGTCAGATCTTCATCAGGCCAATACCGTCGGCAGTACTCGTACGAGCGAGCGAACAGGGGGGTGCGCACTTGCGTCGCTCCCACACCAAAGTTAATCGAGATCGTGTCGCGCCAGCGGTTAGGTTTAGGGATGACAGACTGTCCGACACCTAACGTATCGGTCACGTTTGCCACAAATCCCAATATCTTCAGTCGATTCGCCAGCTCCCTTTCAGCCAAATTGATCAGGCTGGGGAGCTGCTCGAACACTGTGGGATCGACAGCCGTGCCTCGCTCCAGATACGCACGGAGATCTTCTAAAAGCGAGTTGAATGTCATCGAAACAGCCATGGTTTATTCCTTAAGGCGCGTTCGGATCTACGACCGGGTCATCATCCGGCAGCGTGTCAATTACAGGTGTAGGTTCCGGCTCAGGCTCGGCTTCAGGCTCGGGGTCCACGGGGTCGGCTGGTACTTCGTCGTCCACAGTTTCTTCCTCTTCTTCGCCAAGCAGTTCTGCCTTCGCTGCCTGCAAACGTGCATGCGCGTCGTCGGACCTTGCACGCATGATGTCCCATTCCTCAGGGGACGGTTCCCTACCTCTTGCAGCCATGTCTTCGATGGTTGCAGTGAACGCTTTGAGATCGTCGAGCGCATCGTCACCCTGCTCAAGTAGAACACCGAGTATGCCGAGTAGCTCAGCGGCTTGGCCTAACTTTACGCTGCTGCCACCACCCAATGCAGGGTTGAACATCACCGTACGCAGACCGTTGATTGCGAGTAGTGCTAATGAGAGTGGATCCATCAGTTTTTCGCTCCTTTGATGTTGCGAATTAATTCATTCATCAGGGGAGCTAACTTTGTAATCCAACCATCAAGTTCCCTCGCCGCGCTAGCCAAGCGTTCTTGGCTTGTTTCTCCCGCGTCGAATTCAGCTCTTATGATTAAGAAAGCTGTGTAGGCCTCCAACAAACTGTCGGCCACTGGCTTCGCTCGTTCCTCTGCCTGAATGATGCGTAATTTGGCACCACGAGGGATAGCTGGATCTTCAACAAGATCAGCAGCCGTCTCCTGAAAGATGACAAACGTACCGTAAGCAGCAAAAGCTCGCTGCTCGGATGTTTCCGCTGCCGCAATCGGATTTATAGACTGACACCCTGCAAGAGCAAAGAGCCATAGCATTAACCATGCGTAGCGGTAATCGAGTTTCCTCATTCTATATACCTCCATCACCCGATCCTGTGACCTTATTCACCAAGCGTCGGGTGGTGAGCGCTTGATAGTCTTTGAAGAACGCTACTGCCGCACCACCGAGGAGCGACACCCATGTCGCTGTCGATAACTGCGCAAACGTCAGATCTGGATTGTTGGTGAACAACGTCACGACGGTTGATGTAAATAGAATCAACGCTGCGATCAGTGCACCTACGAGTGTATTAACATTCATACCAAGTACTCCTCTATTTCCAAATGACCCCAGTCCATAAACGACTGGTCGGTCGTTAATCCGTCCATATCCCAGTCGCCACCCCAGCGCAATTTAATGCCCAGTTCAACTGCCGCAGAAAGAAATACTCCGGCAACGACTGCAAACAAGTGGGTGTCATCCCACGGAATCTTGACCTCATCCACGTAAGGGGCAAAGTCAAAAGCCTTGCTGTGAGGTTTACCCTCCAGCAGAAAATTGTGTTCCGAGAAAGGCCACTCCTTCGTACTCGCGCCTTTCCTGAAAAGCATGTTCTGAACATCTTCACCTGACCATCCACGCACAATGGAGATATCAACTGGCGACCTGCTGAGCCCCAGTTCCATCACCTCGATCAGCGGTGGTGCACATGTGTCGCAGTTCTCCCGTGATGTTTTTCCGTATATGTACATCAGGTTGTGTTGTTCGCCTGCAATGCATCCTTCGCTTCTTCCAAAGCATCCAACTGAATGTCCAGATCTGCTAAGTACGCAGCATCTTCAGCTGTCCAATCGGTAGCCTGTCGTTGACGGAACTTCAACGCCGCGATATCTTTCTTCGTGGCGTTGATGTCCCGCTGCAAAAGAGCAACGAACGCATTGCTGATCGGAGAGACCTCAGCTGCGACGGTCTGCTTAATCGAATCCTGCATCTCTTCAGCCAGCGCGCTCACCAGAATGGGCTGAGCGATAAACCAGAAGATAGGCACGAGCGTCGCATACGTCACGAGCTGATTCACACCTATGCGAATCCCGCGTTCCTTAATCTCTTGCTTGGTTGCCATTTCCTTACCTCTTAACCTTCAGCGACTTTTTCGCTTTCGGTTTCGTTTGCGGCCTTTCCCTCTTCCCCGTTTTGCTCTTGGTCCCCTTGGGGTGGGGTTTCCACGGGAGCTATAGGGGGGACTTTTCCAGCTCCTGCAATATTTTGCGGCTGTGGTGGTGCAAGCGTTACTTCACCCTGCGCCAGAGCCTGCAACATCCCTTCAAGAATATTCAGGGCACCCGACTTTGCGATGCTCATGGGCACCGGGAGGTCATCTATTTGCAACAACTTTACGCCAGCAGCTGCTGCCATCTGGATCTGTACTGGTGATACTTCTTGCTTTGCCATTTTACTTTCCTCTTTTGTTGTGGCTTTCGCCGTTATGGTCCCGGTCCAATCTTCGTGACCTTGACATACGATGCATCGTCTATAATTGTATTTGCTGCCGTAGCAATCTGTTGAGCGAACTCAAGGTCCCAAAGGTCCCCATTTCCTACATCCACTGTACCGATGATGTGAACTGTATGATTACCCGTTGCATTCTGAATTGCTCCTAATACCGTATGGACGTTGGTGTCTTGGAACGTGAATACACCTGTGGCAGCAATGCTCGTGATCTGGAAGACTTCGTCAGAGAGAGTTCCTGCTCCCTGAGGATTCAACCGCAGTAAGAGATCAGGTGTTGCACTTGCCTGATTAACTTTTAAGAATATCTCGATGTGGTAAACCGAATTAGCATCCAACTGGAAGCCACTCAACTGCGTAATTACGACAGGAGTTGTAGAGTTGTTGACCTGCTGCTGTCCACCGAAGTTGTTGAACCATTGAACAGTGCTGACCCGCATTTCAGTGCCGCTATCATCGGTGAACATCAGTGTGTTGGGAACAAGACTCTCAACCCAGATCTGCCCATCCCCTGCTATGTCGGCCTCAGATGCTGCCTGTTCTCCAATAAAGATAACCGGACACTCAACTCTCGCGAAGCTGCTCTGGCTAATCTGAAAGACACCATCACCGAAGTCTCCACCAGCGATACCAAATTGAAATATAGGACCGAGGTTCTGAATGAACACGCTACTGTCATCTGCGTTGTTCCGCAGATCCAGTTCGCAGCTTGGACCGAAGTCAACACCCTGAACATCTGTAAATTCCCAATGACCAGAGATGGTTTGATCAAGCGTAGGATCGAAGACACCTGCTGACAGATTAAAATCAACTCCAACCTCGGTGATGTAATGAAGCGCGTCGTCTGCTGAGTCAACGAAGAGCTGACCGAAGCCTGTGTCATCTGATTCTTGGGCTGCTTGCTCAGCGAGGAACAGCGTTCCATTCTGGATGCGAACACCCTCATTAGAAGTTGCCAGCCGACCGGTTGCGCTTGTGCCAGCGTAAAGAGTTACGCCACCATTCGCGGCATCACCGGAGAAGTGCGCTCGTATTCTAGTGCCACCTCCTGTCCCAACGTTGATGATGACATGACGACCAGCAATGTGATTCCGAAGAATCATGTCGGTGAAGAATTCGTTGCCGATACTGAATCGGGTTGTTCCGTTTGCGAGTTGCCATTCAAGCTCGCGACCTTCGGCGTCTATATTGCCGACGCTGCGAATGGCACTGGTACCAGAACCTTCCGCAATGACAGCGACGTTGGCAGAACCATCGACTAACTGACTGGCTGATCCTCCACCTGCAGCAAGACTGGCAAGCGAGAACGAGAAACGACACAGTCTTGTGGTGTCAAAGATAGTTCCGTTGGCGATCAAGCTTACTGGGAAATTCCACCATCCTGTTTGATCAACCGGAGGACCAGTCAATTCATATTGCGCCCAGTTATCCTGACTGTTCGGTTGAACGATGAATAATTTATCACCAGAGACTAATTCCGCACCCCAGAAGAGATCAAATTCAGTTTGCAAAGCGATACTTTGATCAGCGACTGCGATTTCTGTAACCAATGCAGGATTGACATTGTTCATCCTGAAGTCTTGACTTCCCGGATCAGAACCCGTGTCGGTGTTGGTATCAAAGTTGAACTCTATTTCCTTCGCACCTTTATCACTGGCAGTTCTAACTCTAGAATTACCACCGGCACCCGTCACACCATTCGCAACAAGTACTCCGCCTGCAGAGACTGACTGGGAGAAAATGACAATCTCCTGAGTAGCACCATGACGCAGCCAGAACGAAGCAGCCGGATCAAAGAAGTACGCGAATGCCTCTGCTCCACCTGCGTCAGTCGCACTGAACAGTAATTCTCCACCGCGCATGAGGTTCTTTAAATCAAGCGTATTACTGGCATCGAAACCAAACGATCCAATGACGTTGACGTTTTGGAGATCGCGTAACTCTAGGTCAGCCGTAATCGCTTCGGTCGTCGGCGGAGTTGCCGTATTGATATCGCCCAAGATGCCTAGCGATGTAGCGAATGGATTGCCAGCACCAATATCACCTATGGTCAGAACACGTTCAAGACCTGCACCTGTTAGCGTGTTGTTGACTGACAAACCACCTGCGGCAGGAGCTAACGTTAAGGCAACCTGATCGACTCCGTTGCGGACGATGTCAACTTCAACCCCAGACTGCAGTGTCGTGTTCTGCGAGCCACCGGACTGACCGAATGATGCGAGACCATCGTCCCGGAGGCGCACGAAATCGTTACCTGCAACTGAGACGGTATATTGGAATTGCCCTCCGCCCAAGAGAACATTGTCAATGAAACAATCACCATTCGCATTGCGTAATGCGATGCCGCCGAGTGCAACGTAGGTGAAGAGATTTAAAAGCTCTCCGGCAATGTCATCCCAAAGCAGACCTCCGCCAGTGTCCTCCCAATCCGTGCCATCGATGCTATATATAAAGCTGCCGGTTTGAGCTTGTTCTATATCAACATCACTGAGATTGGCCCATGCAAGTGCCGCTGAGACGCTAATCGTTATCGGATTACCAGCACCGGCATCAGCGATGCTGATGAATTGTCCTTCAGTCAGTATCCGTTCGTTCGGCAAAGACGCATTCGCATTCACCGTGATGAAAGTCGCATCAAGCCCAGAGATACTCCCTACCAGCTCCTCTGCCGTAACCTTGCGGCTAACCTCGATACCAGCCTCGAATGTCTGCACCTCAAAGAGGGTGTTCGGGAGATCGAGAGGCAACGATGCTAGTGGTAGCGCTGAAATTTTTATGTTAGCCATTACGTGACCTCATCCTGATTCACTGTTGCATCTTCAAGCACGCGCAGTCTCCCATCTTCGCTCTCACGTGGACTTTCACCAAGAGCTTCTCGGATACCACCAAGGAAATTAACGTTCGGGTTCGGTCCCCCAGTTGTGAGAGGCTCGTCCGGTCGATAAAACGGCAACGTGATCCGGTCAGCCTGACGTGGAGCCAGACGATACGGATCGTAATCATCGAGATCATCGATGCACACCTTCAGCCCCGGACTGTTCGGGTCTGAGTGCAGATCTTCCAGAAAAAACTTACGGGAGCATCTGGCGCAAATGCCGATGCCGTACGTTGTCTTCCCGGTTGGATCTAAAAAAACTGGCATGATTACCTCGTGTACGGTGCGATGTTAGGACGCAGGTAGGCTTCCGACTCGTCGGTTTCACCTGTCCATGCGTCTTTCAAATACTTTTCTGCGTCGCTATCGATGAAGGGTATCTGCGAAAGATCCACCTCTTTAATTTCACGACTCAACTGTCGAGCAAGCTCACAAATAATTGCGAGGTACCAACGATCAGGCACTTCCAGTTCGTCTGTCAATGCACCGACGTCCTGCACCTGTCGTTGCACGAAGCCCGTAATCTGATCGAACGTAAATTCTGCACCGGGACTCGGCCACAACTCGATCTCCGGTCGTATGCGTTGCCTGTCGTACCAGAACTGTGTCGGTCGGCCAGTGCTTGATTTGTCAGGCAGGTTTGCGTAGTCATTCCGATTGAGTTTGTACATCGGAATCTCATTGGGCTTGTTCTGGTAGACCAGCTCAATGACATCAAGCACCGTGGTGCCGGTCGCACGCAGACGCCAAAACTGATACTCAGTCTCACGACTCGGTGCCTGCACGTCTTCCCAGATCCACTCGTCTTGCACGACTTCCTGCCCAGTGCGTGTGATGTACGGCACTGCGGTGACGAAGTTATCGTTCGACGCCTCGATCACGTAGTCCCACGTTCCTGAAACGTTGGGCATGATGCCGAAGATAGGAATTGCAGTGGCACCGTCACTACCCAGATCCATGGTGATGGTGCCCAGTGCTGCGATCTGTGTGCACGCTGTCGCCAAGTCACTGTCAAAGGCATTGCCCGCGACACCTTCCGACGCAGTTGCCGAACCGATGACTCGCTGCGCATTGCGCAGGTTGATCGTGTAGGTGTCTTCGGTACCCAAAGGACACGGCACAGTCTGGTTGCGCTCGTAAATCGGCAGGAGGATTGGCACAACATTCCAGAGCTTAATGCCTCTGTTGCTGAGCGTCATGACATACAGCCACAGCAGTTCGAGAGCAATTTGCAAATGCTCACCTGTGATCTGTTGCTCAACCATCTTGCAACGCCGGAAGGCGTGGTCGATAAGTTGCTGGTTCAAAAAAGTCGTTGAACCTACTGTTCCTGATGTCGGCATCTATCTCGCTCCGCGTGCGCTACTTCCCCGACCACCGCGAGGACGTTGTTGATGTCCGCGTGGGCGAGGAGCTTTGACGTGTCTATCCATAACTTTCTCAGCTTCCCGCCTCGCTATTTTTTTACGCTGCCACCTCGCGCCTTATGAACTGCCCCACCGTGCATCTTGACGTTTGCAGGCATGCCTGCAGCTGAAGCCTTCAAAGGTTTTTTCATTGCACCTTTCTTCGGATGCAGAACTCTTTTGGCATGTTTAATAGCAGCATCAGCCAGTGCGCCTCCACCGCTATCGACCCTGCCGCCTTTGTGCAATCCCGGCAGCATCCGCTTCGTGCCTCCGGCCTCGATCTCGGCTTGATTACGACCGCGACGTGCAGGTTGAGTACCCGTGTCCATGGTCTTTTGCTTGCCACGCTTCATCTTAAACTCACCGGAAGTGTCACCGCTTACACCGTAACCTTTCACACGACCACCGTAGGAGTAGCCCATCTTCGCGCCAGCTTTCTTCAGCTTGCCGTGCATGCCACCTTTCATGTAACCACCTTTCGCACGAGGTGTCGTGATCGTCACGTCATCGACCGTGATCTCGCGTTCCGGTCCCATGAAGCCGCCCGCCATTTTCTTGACCGGGCCACCCTTCGCTTTTCTCACGGCTCCACCACGATTGTAGCCTTTGGCTTTACCGGCAGAACCAGTGAAGCCCTGCTCAGCTGGAAAGCTGAAGTCCTTCACGTACGTTAGTCCGACGTTCTTGTTCATTTCGATCTCCTATTGATACCCAAAGAGTTCATTGTATTTTGGGTACAAGTTGTGAATTGTCTGCCCCATGTCGGGAGACATAAAATCCTGCCACTCACCACGGTCTGTTGGTTGTACAGATCCTTCACCACTGTGAGGGAATTTGTTGAGCCAACTTGCATCCGGTTCTTCGGACACGTTTTCAATGTTTTCGAGGTCGTGTTCGAAATGATCGATCCCGAGGAAGTTGTAAATTTCTTTGATCTTGGTTATCGGATCAACCGAGAATGCCTCGTACTGCAAGACGTACACCTTACTCGGCAATCGAGCCATCAAGTCTTGCAGACCGACTGCGCACATGCCGATCATCCCATCATTGGCAAACATCACATCGGCGCGTGAAAGTACCGTCTTCTCAATGGGAGTAGTCGCTTGATCAAACATCGGGGTCTTGCGATGCTGCTTCTCGACGGAGCCGAAGACACCGCGCAGGTCGCGCACTGTCACGATGATCTTAATGTCGTCGTACAGCTCATTAAGCAGGTTGGCATTGAAAGACCAGCCTCGTGACTTGTCGAATACAACTCGATCTTCATCCATGTACCACGACTCAATGACACCCATCAGCATCTGATTGAGTTTCTTAAGAACGCCCTCAGGATCAATCCGTAAGGCACCTTGAATCTCAATGCTGTTACTGAACTTGTTGACCATGATGCCCAAGATTTCAGGTAACGGACTCGTTGCCCCTGCATAGAAGTCTGGGTTCTGGCTCAGTATGTTACACAGCAGCGTTGATCCGCTACGTGGCACACCTGTTATTATGTGGAAGTCTTTCATCGGTTTCTCGCCATGTTGCCTTCGACTTCGCGCCTTTCCCGGTATGCTACCAGTGTGAATTCAAGCGCGTCGATCAGAATTTGATCGGATGATGCGGTCTGGATTGCTTCCAGATGCGCAATCTCAGCATCCGCTTCGTCCAGCGAGTCAGCGCGCCACTGTTTGCGCAACGCCCTGTTTACTTCATCCATGATCGCGTGTTCTTTGAGTTGCCGGTGAATGTGTTGCACCATCGCTTTCGATCTTGTTTCACCCTGAGCTACCACGTTATCTCGCCAACTGTTGTAAGTGCCGGGAGCAGGGAGCGCACCAATGGCTACATAGACTGTCGCCAGAGTTTCGTAATAAAGCACCGCTTCCGGTTGGTCAATGCCGACCGTCTTGCCCCTGAGGAACTGCACCGCGTCATTCCGCGAGAACGTTGGATCAGCTATGATCTCGTCAATGAGTGAGTGAAGATACCTCACCAATGGTTGTTGTTCTCTAACTCTTGCCATCGTTTAATCCTCTATCCTAGCGCCCCAATGGTTTGCAAGTCCGCAATGAGCGCGGCCAAAACGTTGTTGTTGTTTAGCGTTGTTGCCGATGCACTGGCGAGCAATGTACGATCCTCCACAATTGCTGCGTTGCGCGTGAACGCTGCAGATTGATCGAAGTTCCAGCTGATACCATCCGACCTAAGCCGCAAGGTAGTATCCATCCAGAAGTCGCCGTTTTGCAATACGCCGGGTACGCCGGTCGTACCTTTGAATCGTATGCCAGCGTCGCCGATTTGAAACGTGTCGTCCAGCGAGTTTGTGCCGGGTCCAAACTGACAGGAGTTGTCACCGCTGGCAATAATGTCGCCGCTGTTCGCGTCGCCGATGGCGAACGCCCCGATCCCGGACGCAATGATGTCGCCACTTGCTTGTGCCCGTCCGTGAGCAAATGAACCTTGCCCAGATGCAAGGATATCCTTGTTATTGGCGCGGCCTTGTGCAAATGCGCCCGGTTGACTTGCCGAAATCGTACCACCACTGACAACGTGACCCTGCGCAAATGATCCTGTGCCGGTTGACTCAATCGTGCCGGTGGCACCGGAAAGACCATTGGCGATTGCACCCTGCGCGAATGCTCCCGCGCCAGTTGCTCGCATCACAGTAAAGTTGTTGGCGAGGTTGGCGTTGAAAAAGCCCTGAACGAATGAACCCTGCCCGGATGACGTCACGGTCACGGTGCCGTAGCCGTAGGAATAACCCGACAGGAACGAACCAATGCCACTGTTGAGCAACGTGTGATTGTTTGCAGTAGCGCCATATCCCGTGTACGAATACGCGCAGGTGAATGTTGCAGGCCCGGTTGCGTTGATAAGTGCATTACCGGCACCGTAGGAAAATGCCGAACCCATACACACCGAACCACCACCTACATTCAGGATCCGGGCCGCGCCGGTTGAATAGCTGAACACGTTGCCCATAACGGCGACTGCCTTATATGAGCCACCTGCAAGAGAAAGTTCCGTGACGCCGGTATCCAACCTGACCTGATTGCCAGCCATAATGCCGGTCGAAGCCGTGCCAGCGAATGTGCGGATCGCACCTTGCGGCGATGTGACGCCGCCTGTGTTGTTAGATTCACCGACGAATACGCCCAAGCGTCCGGACACGCGAATCCACCGCTCTGCATCGGTGCCAAGCTCGCGCTGTTGGGCAGTTAATGGGCGAACAGCCTGAGTTACCAGTTCGCCTGTTAGTGGATCATTCGAAGTATCGAGGCGAAGGTAAGTCAAATCCATGTCGCCGCCGATTTGCAGAACAATAATGCAGCGGGCATTGTTGTCCAGA